GATAAAGTTAAAGTTACACCACTTGCTGCATATCCAGCAGTAGGCTCTTGTCTTACAAAGTTTATAAATAAAGCAATGTCATTAGCATTATTAACAGCATGATCTAAAGTATAACCAGTAGTTGCACTTGTAGAAAAGTCTTGTTTTAAAAGTGAAGTGAAAGCATTTGATGGAGGTGTTCCAATATAACTCATTAATTAATCCTATGTAATTTCCATTATTGAAAGTGTACCTGAAACTTTATCAGCTACTGAACAATCTACTCTTAATGCGTCTGTTGCTTCTAATACAACTTTTCCACCAGATAAAAGCTCTAGTGAACTTCCTGCAGGAATAGTTACATCTTTAACTAAAAATGATATTCCGTTTGCAGTATTGTTTGCAACAGCTCTATTTGCTGTATTACTGTTAAGTTCTACTTCAACTGTAACAGCTGTTGTGTGAATGTTTGTAAGTATCAATCCTAATACAACTGTTGTTGTACTTGCTGCTACTGTGTACATAACGTACGGAGTACCACTACTTGCTGGCTCTGCTGCGAATGTTACTGTTTTAAATGTATTTGCCATATTTATTACCTATTAATTATCCAAGAGCAATTGCTAAAGCAGTTGGATCTTCTCCTGTATTTGTTATTGTTAATGTTTCATTGCCTCCATTGTTATTTTCAGTAAATGAAATACCAGTACCAGCAACTAATTTTCCGTTTAAATATCCTGGTGAAGTATCATTAGATGAAACTGATGCTAATTTATCTGTGTCTGCTGCTATAGCTACCCAAGCAGAACCATTATAATATTTAACAGTATTTGAATTTGTATTATAAACTAAATCACCTTCATTTAATGATGAAGAAGGATCTGAAGATGCAATTCTATAACGATCAGCAAAAGAATTAACACCATCAATGTTAGTTGAAACAGTTGCCATAGCTGTAACATTTCCAGAAGTTCCTAAAATTCCCATGTCTTCAACTACTGCAGCAGTTCCTAATAAACCCATTGCAGTTACGTTTGCTGAAGTTGCAAGTATTCCCATATCTTCAACAATTGCTGCTGAACCTAAAGTATTCATGTCAGTTACAACGTCATTAGTTGCAAGAATAGCCATGTCAGCTACAACATCAGTTGTACCTAAGATTGCCATGTCAGCTACAATAGCTGTAGTTGCTAGTATATCCATATCAGCTACTACTGCACTTGCACTTAAAATTGCCATGTCTGCTACTATTGCATCAGTTCCAAGTATTCCTAAATCTTCTACTACTGCTGCTGTACCTAAAATACCTAAATCAGTTATAACTTCAGAAACTCCTAATAAACCCATTGCTGAAACATTAGCTGAAGTACCTAATACTCCCATTGCTGTTACATTTGCAGAAGTTGCTAATAAATCCATGTCAGTTACAATTGCTGCTGTACCAAGAGTGTTCATGTCTGCTACTGCATCAGAAGTTCCTAGTCTGCCAATTTCTGTTGATTGACCTGCTACTACTCCAATGTCTGTTGCATCACCTGCAACACTTGTAACATTAGCTGCAATATCTTGTACTGCTGCAACGTCAGATGCTATTGCTGCTACAGCTGAAATATCACTAGCTATTGCTGCTACTGCTGAAACATCTGTAATATCTTGGTCAAATTCTAATGCTGTACCTGCTGAATTTACTGATAATATTTTATTAGCAGCAAGGTTTGGAAAAGTTAATCCATATGTATTTGAAGTGTTTGCTGCAGCTTGAGGAGAAAATTTAAGATCTCTTTCTACTTGCTGTATCATAGCAACAACTTTATCTAATTCTGTATTTAATGATCCAATTTGAAAAGCACCAGATGTAGGAAAGTCAGTAGATCTTGCTACTGCCATATCTCTGTAAATAGTATAAATTACTCCGTTAGTAGATGCTGCACCAAGAGTTATAGATCCACCACCACTAACACCTGCTCCCGATACCGAATATTGTGCTGCGTTAGCTGGAGTTGCAGCATAAGTTAATAATGAACTTCCTGCATATACTTTTAAATCTGCGTTAGTAAAAAACTCAAAACCAACAGCAAATGTAGTTTGCGTATTAGCAGCAGTATATTGTACTCTAGGAGTAGTATCTGATATTGTTATGCTCATTATTTTATTTTATGCCTTTTTGTAAGTCGTCAAACAACCAATCGAGATACCATACATTCTGCCAAGGAATAAGCCTACGCACATTTTTAGCTGTGTGGTGATTATATTTTCCAGATGCTGTGTCATAAATAATATCAAAGATGTTATAAATCTGTCCACCAGAAGGGCCAAGTACAGTTCCCATTTTCCATCTTGTAGATGAACCATATGGTTTACCTGCACCAAGTAAAGGAGAAATTCCAAATCTATTATCTGTTAATGTTTCAATTGCTTTATTAACATCTACATAAATTCCTGCTAAACCAGATCTATCAAAACCATTCATTAATTTTTCTGTTAATGATAACTTGTCATAATCTCTATTAAATCTAGTTTTATGATATAGTTTATCAACTAACATACCAGAACCTAATAATAAAATAGAACCAAATAAGAAGTCTGCATCTTTTTCTTGCATACCTCTAATTAAAATTCTTTGACTTGCTGCCATAGCAAATTTTTTAAACTGAGCTAATGTAGAACCCATTTCTGTACTCATCCATAAAGGTGTATCGCCTTTACCTGGCGTAACAACTGTAATATTAATATCTTTATTTAACGCTGCTTGAAAAGCTTTTTTAGCAACATCGTCTGTCCATTCTGCTGTGTTAGCCATAAAGTTATGTTTTAAAGTTGTACCATGTTCTTCAAATTGAATAGCTATTCTTTTAGCCATTGCTTCATTAATACCAGAACTAGCTAATGCAGTTTTCCATTTATCAGATAAAGTACCTTTACCCCATGTCATAGAGTCTTCTAAAATTCTTGAACCAATAGTAACTGATGCCATTGACTTAGCCATCTCTGTCCATCTAGACATCATGTTAATATACATAAAGTTAAACTGAGAAGTTTTACCTAATGCACCTTCCATTTTATTTACAAAGCCAAACATATCAGAAGGCATATCTGCAAATAACATTGCTCTTTGGTTGGTAATTAAATCAACTGCTTCACCTGCTGCTTGAGCTTCTTTCTTAGCTACTTTATATAAAGCTCCACCAACAGTAAAATTACCTAACATTTCAAATTGTGTTTTAAATCCTCTTTTAATACCAGAAGTCATAACTACTCTTGCTGCGTCTGGAATTGCTGCTGCAAAGCCTGTAAGCATAGTTAAAGCATTATAGTGTTTCATTGATCTCATTGCTACCGAAGTCCAATGATGAGGATTAGCAGGTAAACCATAAGTACCTCTAAGTAATTCTACTGCTGCTTCTAAATCATTTAACACTTGGTTTTTTTCTTTAACAAGTTTTAATCTTTTAGCTTTGTCTTGAGTAAAACCAATCTTCATATTATATTCTGCAGCTACTTGTAATAATCCAGGCTCTGTCATAGACTCAGCTTCATTTATATATTTATGTCCCATACCTGCTGTATCACCATACTTTTTAGTTAATAAAATATCTGGAACAATTTGTCTGTAATATGCTTTTTGTAATGCAAAAATATCATTACCTATTAAACCAGCATCTAGTAATTTAATTTGTGCTATATCATCTAGGTTTAAATTTCTTGCTCTACTAGCTCTAGCATATCTTTGTCTATTAAATAAAAATCTTTCATTTCTAACAATTTCATTTAGTTCTTTAATACCACCATTTTTAACAGCATCTAACTTAACTAACATTTTATCCCAACTTCTTTTTTCAAATCTAACAAAAGGAAAATGACCAGATAAATCTTCTACAAGTGTAGCTAGTTTAGCTTCATTCATTGTAATACCTTTACGAATTAAGAAGTCTTTTATAATGTCTTTAAATAAAGCAGGGTTATTATCAATAGCTGTTTTATTATAAATAATGTTAATGTAATTTTTAACACCATCTGGTGTATTAGTTATTCTAGCTAATCTTTCTGTTAGCTTTTGAATCTGAGCTTTAATTGAAGAAACTGTCCAAGTAGCACTCTTACCATCTATAGCAGACTTAACTACTTTACTCATTTCTCCAGTTTTTAACATCATTTCTAGAATACTATTCATAGCTAATAATTCTTGTTCTACTGGAGCTTCTCTTAATTTATATTGTTTAATTTGTTTCATTAAAGGGCCATATACTTTTTCTGTAGTAACCCTTGCTGCTTCTTCTACAAATTGATTAGGATGCTTTCCATTAATTCTAGCTCTAACAATTTCTTTAGAAAAATCTGATATTGACATTGCTTCACTATTTAAAGTGTTTTTAAAATTAACACCTATTTCTGTTTTAGGTTTTGTTTGACCAATACTTTCTAAATACTTCATATAAGAAGTTTTAATATCTTTCATGCTTTCAATAACTGCTACTTCTTCCATTCTTAATTGTACTTCTAAAGATGCATCAGTAGATTGGAAACCAAACTTTCTTGTATTTTTTAATTTTAATAAAGGAGTATCTAAAATATCTGACATCATTCTTCTGCCATTTAATGATGCTGCTTTCATTACTCTAAATACAGGAGTCCAAGGCCCTTCTTCTCCAAAAATTCCTAAATGAGATTTAACAAATGATTCTCCTTCTAATCTTTTACCTGCTGTAGATAAATTATTTACATCTGTATTAACTTTAGAACCTACACTACTTGGGGCAGGATCTAGTTTATTAGGATTAACTAATACTCCGTCTTCGTATATTTTAGTTGAACCATCTATATCTTGAACAATTTGTTTTTTAACACTTTTGTTAGTTACTGGAATCCAATCATCAGCTAAATCAATAGCATCATTAATTACTTTATTTGGAATAGGTGTTGTAAATTTATTAATAACTGCTGGTAAAACATAAGATGCTAATCCAACTATAGGTACAAAATTATCATCTCTTGTAGGATCTAAGTTTTGTTTTATTAATTCTTCTGTTGTTGCTGCCGTACCAAATACTTTTGCACTACTTCCAATTGCTCTACCAGTTTTAGTAAACATTAAATAAGAAGAAGGATCTGCAACAGCACCTAAGATTCTACCTAAAAAATAATAAGGAGATTCTTTTTCAATAGAAGCGTTGTGTTTCATTTTTGCTAAATGATCTGTAGTTTCTTGAGCATTTCTACTAAACATAAACTGATCTTTAATAGGCTCATATTCTTCTAATTGAGGATCGTTTTGATAATCATATGTACTATCTCCTACATATTTTTGTCCATTCATAATACGATCAACAATTGCTTTGCCTCCCATATATAATAAATTTTCTTCTTTAACACCTTCCCAAAGATCAACTACAGCTTCAACAGGACTTCTACTAAGAACTTTTTGTTGTTCTAAAGATCGTTTTTGAGCATCTGCATAATTATAAGGTTTAGCATTAGAGTAAGTTACACCCATTAATTTTTACCAATACTTCCAGCATAAGTATTAAATGCTTCTGTAACACCTTCATTAATATATATATCAATCATAAGATTATCTTTAGGATAAAATGTATTAAACGTAGACTTTTCACCTGGTTTAGTTGTATTTCCCATTTTAACTTTCATCATAAATTTAATAATAGCTGCCATTTGATTTTTATCTTGAAAATTAACTATATCTTCAGCAAATAAATTACTATTTTTTAAAGCATTTAAATATAAAGTTTTATCTTTAGGATTAAATTTTGTAAGTAATTCTTCTACACTAGGAGTATCACCAAATTCTTTGTTACCTCCTTTTACAATAGTTGACATATTAACCATTTTAATTATAGCTGCTTTAATACTATCTTTAGGATGAGCAAATACAGCTGTATTATTTTCAGCTGTTATATTTAATGAATTATCATTTATACTTTTTTCTACACCCATAACATTATTAGTTCTATGTGTTAAAGGTAAAGTAGTATTATTATAATTTTCAATAGCATAATGTTGAAACATCATTCCAGCTCTATAACTTCCATGCACTTGTTTGTGTGGTGGATATAATGATTCTAAATGTTTTGATCTATCATTTAATAATTTGTTATTATTAATTTTTTCCATATAAGTCATCATATCTGCTTGTTTTTTATTATGAATAGCAATTTCGCTCATTTTTTCATCTAAATCTGGAACATCTTTTCCTAATAAATTAAATAACATTTTAAATGGCTTTATTTCTTTAGGAACATCATCAACTATAGGAACATCTACCATCCATGACCAGTTAGCTATATTAATTAATCCTTTTTCACCAGCATGAGAAAACTCACGAAGTAATAATTTTGATGAATGTTCTGTAGTATCAAAATCTCCTAATAAACTTTCCATTAAACTATGATTTTCATCAGCTAATACTTGTAACACTTCACCTTTATGAGATGGAGCATTTTCTTTATCTACATTTTCCCATCCAACAGGTTGAAAATTTTCTCCTGGTAATGTAATTTTTGTTATTCTTCCATTACTATGTTTAATAGAAACATTATAACTCATTTTACCATTTATCATTTTACCAGTTGGCTCAAATACAGGATGTATATCTCCGTTTTTAGTAGGTCTTTGTTCTTTTAAAATAGATTGAATATGATCAAAACTAATATTTTTACCAGTTTCATCTTGACCAAAAGCTCCAGCATCTTTTTCAGATTGACTTAATGTTGCCCACCAAGCATCCATTGTAGGTAATATTGAATAAATTATTGTTGAATTACTTAATTTAAATTCATTTTCAATTCCGTGTTTAGTTAATTGATATCCATCTTCTTTAGTAAATTTACTAGGAGTATAGTTTTGTTTTAATAATTTATTTAATGCAGAATATGTAGCTAATCTTATTGTTTTTTGATCACTAATATTTACAGATGCACCACTTGCCATAAATTTTAATTCATTTGCTACTGCAACTTTAAAGTCAGCTTTAACTCCGTCAGACATTAAATCCCATGGCCCATCTGCAAATAAAGTCATACGTTCTGGATATAAAACTTTAGAAAATTTATTACCATCTCCAAATGCAGTTGAGAAAGATAAATCTCTTGAAACACTTGGTCTAAATGGATTCCATGTAGAAAACAAACCTGTTTTATTATCTAACGCATTATTAATAGATTCTTCATATTTTGTAACATCTAAAGAAATTTGTTTATCAACAGAAGAATTAATTTCTTTATTATCTTTTCTACTAAATTTATTAGCAGCTTCTGCAATTTCTCCATTACTCATTTCTAATAAATTGTTTTGTGAAGCATAAAACATAAAACTACTTGTATCTATGTTGGTATGGAATCCAGCAAACTCACCTTTAATTTGATTATAAAATTCTAATTGTTTTTTAAATCCTTCCATTACTTCTGGTTGACTTAAATCACCTGTAGGTTTATTTGTATAAGTTTCCCAAGATTCTGGAATAGAACCATCTTTTTCAAAGATTGTTTTAATAAGTAAAAAATTATCATTTTGAACATCTAATATTTTAGAAGGATCTTGATTAATTCCAAATTCAGAAAGTAACTGTAAAAAAGCTTCTTGTTTTTTATCTTTTTCTAAACCTATTAAAATTTTACCATTTTTTAATTTAACAACATTAGCTTGGGTTTCAAACACTCTGTTAATATGTTTATTAATTTCTTGAGATTTTACTGCACTAACATTAGGAAAATTTTCTATAATATATTTTGTAGGATTACTATTTTGACCATTAGAAAAATTACTAAAATGTAAAGCTCCACCTAATTCTGTATGTTCACTTAAATTAAATTCATCATGTTTACCTAAAGATTTAATTTTAAGATTTCTATAATCATTATATCTATTTTTAATAGCATTAATAATTTCTGTTCTAGTATCATCATCTTTCATTTGATCATTAAAGATTTTAAATACTGGATTTTCTTGTATTTCTTTATTAGTAATAGGAGTAGGATTTTTACCATCGTTCAATAAACTTAACCATTCAAAAGCATCTTTTTCATTACCTATTGTTTTCATCATATGATAACCATTAGATATATGTAATGCTTTAGTTCCATCTGTAATATTTTTCATATGAGCTTTATCAGACCTTGTTTCTTTAGATCCTATAGCAACTAAATTATCAAAATCAGTTTTAGCTTGGTTATTAATAAACAACATTGATTCAGCAGTTTTGTCATTAATAGCTGACTTAGCCATATTAACATCTGGAAGTTCACTTGCTGTATTAATTGCAAACTCTGCATTAGTATTTGTCATTTTCCAAATTTCTTGATTGTCAAATTCAGCTTTTTGATTATCTAATTTAGTTCTATTATTACCAGCTGAAATAACTAAATTATTTGTAGCTGCAGTTAACATTGAAGTAGCTTGTCCTTTATAAGCATTAGGTACTTTGTCTAATAAATTTTTAGCATAAGTATCTACTACACCTTTCATACCATTAGGATCGTTTTCAAATTCTTTTTTGTATATTGTTAATTGATCTCTAGTTTGTATTTGAAATTTTTGGAAATAATTTGATTGTGCTGTAATAGCAGCTTCTTTATCTAATCTATCTATAGTAGGTTTAAAAGCATCCATAGCAATACCAAATTTACTTTTAGTATTTACATAAGGAATTTGTGATGTATCTTTTGCTATTTTAACTTGTTTTTTACCTGCGTCTAATGCCATTATGTTATCTCCATTTCTTTACATTCAATTTTAACAGCTAATCTGTTTTTATTAATATTATCTATTTCTAAACTTGATAAACTTTCATAAGCTTTTGCATATCCTGCTTGTACACAAGAATAATGATCTTTAAATTCTGCAACGTATTGACTACTAAAACAATTAGGCTCTCCTGCAAAACTACAAAGATGAAGAATTAAAATAAATTTAAGCGTCATATAAATCTTTCTTTGCTTTAGTTTCTATTGCTGAACTTCCTATAGAAAGCCAACTACCAAATTGATCGTTCTTTCTTTGAGTTGATGCCATGTCTGCACTTAAAGCATATTGATTAATTTCACTTGTTACATTCAATCTAATTCTAGCAATATCTTTAGCAGCAAAACTATCTTGTTGAGCTTGTATATTTAAAAATGATCTACTTTGATCACTATAACCAGATCCTGCTCCTACTGCTAAATTGTGAGCTTTTGCCATTTGAAGATCGTGTTTTCTATCTTCTTCTTGTTCATTAGCTATACGTTGAGCATTTTTCTTTTTATCTTCGTATTGTGCTTGTTCAATTTTAGATTGTTTTTTAGATGCTCTAATATCCATTACAGTTTTAGTTGCCTGTAAAACAAACATAGTTACTGGATCTGCACTCATGCGAAAACTACCTCCACACTCATTCCTAATATTTTAATAGGCAATGGATCATTTTGAGAAATTGTTATTGTAGGACTTTTACTATAACCTAAAAAGAAAAATTCTTTTTTAGAAGTTACTGCAACTAAATCATCACCAACTGTATCTGATACTTGTTGAACAATTAAAGATTTAGATGTTTTATCAGCAGCTTTAACTGTCATATCTAATGTACTATTCAAATCAATTATAGCTCTTGAAATTCTTCTAGGTAAACCAGTTAAAGGGCCTTCTGGTAATTCTTTATCAATAGGCATTGTTTCTAAAATAGGAATATAATTAAATCCTATTTTTAATCCAGTAGCTCTTGGTATTCCAGTAAGAGTAATTGTATCTGCTGCCGAAACTGTAAATGATCCTAAAGAACTATTACCTTCTATAATATTAACAGACTCATTAGTATAAATAGCATTAACTGAATGTAGATGACCTTTAGTAAAAGTAATTATAGCATCATCTGCAGGAACTGCTGCTAAATTTTTATCTAAGTTTAATGTATAAATATTACTACCATTATCTGTTACAGCTTGAATAGTATATTCTGTTACATTACCTGCAATAGTAAATTGTTCAGCAATAACTGGTGCAGACGTAAATCCATCTGTAATTAATACTTCTCCACTTGTTGATTGAGAAGCTCCTCTAACTACTGGTGAACCACGTTGACTTAATGTTGAAAGAGTCTGACAATCAAGAGTAAGAGTATCATCATCTCCAAATTTTTCTAATGTATAAACAGTAGATCCATTTAAAGATCTCTTACCAATACAAATTAAATTTTCATTAAGAGCAGAAATAGATTGAAATGTATCTCCAGTACGAGTTGACCATTGTACCCATCCTGCTATTTTTTCATCTCTAACAGAATGAAATACAGATAACTTACCTGGATGTGTTGAACCATTATTTAAAAAAAAAGCATATTGTTCTGGTCTTGTAAAATTACCTCTCATAATTGCTATTTCTTTTGGACTATCAATTAAATGTTGTGCAAGTATAGAAACTGAAGTTGATTTATATCCATCTTCTAAATCTGAATAAATAAATTCTCTAATTGCTTTACCAGTTTTTTGAACAAAGCCTGTAGCTTGATCAAACATTTTAGGAGCAGTTCTTGAAATTCCATATGGTGATTGTCTTTTAATACTAATGTTAGAAGCAGTAATAGTATTATCAGAAGCTGGTGGTATATAGTATTCTCCACCATCAGTAAAAACTTGTAAATCTTTTCCAGAAATTAAATGTCTTATTTCATTAACTTGATCTCCAGAAATATCTATATCAATAGCATCTGCATCATCTGCATTATCTACATCAAAGTTTGTATATTCAGAAATTTTAGAAGCTATAATATTTGCAGGTTTAGAATAAAGACCACCAAACCATAATCTATTAGCATGAAATGTTACAGCTTGAGGATAACCTCTGTGATCTGACATAACAGATTCATCCCAATCAGCAGTTTCATTACTGTTAGCTAAACTTTCTCTAATAGTTCCTACTACAACTGTAGTGTTAGTTCTTCCTGTAATATCTATTTCTTTACCACCAATACGAATAGTTTTACCTATCCAATTAGCATCAGTATCAAAAATTGCTGCTGAAGCAGTTATACTAACTCCTGTACCAGAAGATGAAGCTGGGTTTAAAGTTACAGTAGATGCTGCATATTTATAATAAGGTTGGTATCTTGGATAACCAGTTGAATGAGTTGCAAATGCAAAGACACTTACAGAAAAAGCTGTAGCAGTATCTCTAAAAATTTTTCTAATAGCATTGTTTCTATGAGTTACAAAAATAGTATCACCAAATTGTGCAAAATTTATTTCAAACAATTGTGCTGTAGTCCAATTACAATTAGTTGTATAATTAGAAGTTAAAGCTGTACCACTTGTATTATAAACATCCATTCTATTATTAGATAAAACAATAATAGCAACTTCATCATCAGAAAATATAAATGGAATTATTCTACTTTCAGCAGGAAGTGCTGCTAAAAAATTAGTACCAGGTCTTCTCATTAAACCACCTTCTGCAAGTAATGCAAAATTTTTACATTCTTTAGCACCTTGAAAATAAGATGGAACATCAGTACGAGTAGCTAATAATGGGTTAAGCTCTCCAGAAGAAAAATTGGTTATAACTGTTTTTAAAGTTCTTCCCATTAATCATTTCTAGTTGAGTTTCTTAAACTTGTAAACCTATTTAAGTTTAAAACTTTTGATGTTGTTTCAGTTGAATCAATATGTTTAGCAACAAGCAATTGTCTTTCAGCTAATTCTTTAAATTGTTTAATCATTGCAGAATCTCTAGCAACTGAACCAGCAAATACAGATGCTAATTCATATTCTAAAGCTAATCTAAAATGTGGTGGAAAATATTGTTCTTCAACTTTATAAATGTAATCCATAATTAATTCACTATTTGCACCATAGTTATCTACATAAATATAATTTTTATATCTTGCATAAGGAATAACACTATCATTTACTGTAATAGAAATAATTTGTAATGTAGCTGGATCAGTTGGTATTTGATATGCGTATGTATATCTACCTGCTGGAGTGTTTGTTAATAATGATAAAGCTTGTTGAGTTGTAGCAAATCTCCATCTATGTCTTGTAAGAAATGCTTCTGTAATGTCGTTGTAAATATTTGATGCAACTAAAGCTTCTGTACTACCATCATCAAAAGATGAAATAGGACTTGCTCCTATCATTACTAATGCTCTTGCACAGATGTCTATACTTGTTGTTGCCATAATTTTTAAAAGTTATAAGGGGGAAATACCTCTCGGCAAGATCCCCCTTATATTTATTAGCCTAAGCTAATTTTGTTGTAGTAACAGTTGTTGCACCTGAAGCAGATGAAACAATAAGAACGTCTGATTCTGCTGTACCTGCGTTTGTCGCACATACTAAAATCATGTCGCCTTTTTTCACTTCTGCGAAGGCTAGGTTAAAATAACCTGAACCAACTATTACTGATGTAGCATCTCCATCGGTGTAATACCAAAGAGAATTAACTGCACCCATCTGAGCCACTTTAGAAAGTGGGTTGTCGATTGCGTAAGCCATATTTATATCTCCTTAATGATTACTCGGCACACAGCTGAACTCTTGCTGCATCACCATCGATTATTGTAGCTCCTAACGAAATCATTGAAGTGATTAAGTGAGAAACTTTTTCTGGAACGTAGTTTACTTCTGTTTTAACATCAGTACCAACACCAACACCCAAAGCACTTTTGTGAAAACAAAGTGTTTGTCTGTCAGTTGCTACTGTTAATCCAGAATGAACGAAGAACAAGAAACCTAACCATCTTTTGGCAGTCATGCCATTTCCGAATGGAAGGTCATTTGGCCCAACGTATTCTACTCTACTGAACTGATCTACTGATAATAGATTAGACCATTGTTTTGGCCCTACTACCCAGTATCTTTGATTATCATCTGGAACATCATTTGTATTAAATGTTTCCATCATGTTTTGTGCTTTAATCAAAGTCATTCCAGTTGCAGAAGAACTTACGTTGTTCGCAATTGAAGTTGCACCTTTCAGCTTATCTATGATAATATCATCAGTTTTTCTTCCTAATGCATATGCTGCTGATTGTGCTATTACTTGTCTTTCGTCTATGTTAACCTTTAGCTCGTCTAACTTGTCAACGTAATCTGCTGCGTAATAATCAGTTAAAGTCGCAGACACATTGCTGTGTGCAAGATCCATAGCAACTACTTCAGCATGTCTTGCTTTAGTGTTTGCAGTACCTTTTGCAACTTTTTGAAATTTAACAGAACTACCATTAACATTGTTAACTGTTCTAACTAAGTTCTTTAATTTGCTTCCCATTCTTTGGTAAGCCATATGAACTTCTGCTTCGAACTGAGTAATAAAGGCATTGTTTATTGTTGATGCCATGTTTTTATTTCCCTATTTGTTAAGTTATTGTTAATTACCGATTATCTTTACAATACAGGTTTAGTTATCCAATAAGGGCTAACATGAATATTTTAAAGGTCTTAACTAAGGAATAAGCTATAAGTGCTATTATAGGCAACGCACATTAGATCCAATGTTTAGGAATAGTAATTACGTCACCAAATTGTATTTCACCATCATCAAGATAAACATAAGTACCAAACAAAGTTATAAATGTTTTAGTATCTTTGTAAATCCAAAATTCACCTGTAACACAATCTACTGGTTTGGCTTCATCCATTTCTTTAGAACTCAGCCATCCAGTTTGACCTACACAATCTAACCAATTGAGAGGTTTTTTAAGTTTTTTATATTTAAACTTGAGGCGTTTTTGCGTGGGCTTTTTCATACAACTCCGTTACTCGTCTAACATAAGCTGGATCACGTCTGCTACTATCCCAATATCTAGGATCGTTTAGCATACTTTTAAGATCATCAGCACTAGCACCTAAATCTATTTGAGTAGGTGAACCTGGCATTGGTGTATCTTTATTTAAAGCCATTAATTCTTCTATAGCTTTTACACCTTCAGCATTTTGTGCTAAATTTGCAATTGTACTATAAGAGTCTGGAGTTAAATTTTTCTTAGTCCAAAGATTAGCAGCTTCTATTCTTTGTTTTCCTGTATCACCTAATTTTAACATTTCTGCTTGGGGATCTGGAAAATTTGATAAAGAATTATTAACAAATGCTTGTACTCCATCATCATATTGTTCTTGAGATAAACCACTAGCTTTAGCTGTCTTATCCCACCATTTAACAATTTCCATATCTTTACTAACTTTAACATTAGAATTTTCTGGAAGTTCTGGAAGATTAAGTGTGTATTCTTCTGGAACATTAGATGATATTTCGTTTGAAATATCTTCTCTAATTTGTTTAGTTAAATCTTCTGTTCTTGCACCAAGTTTTTGTTCTAACGAATTATAACTTGATGATAGATTTTCTAGATTAACTTTATTTGCATTACTATCCCAGAATTTTTCTTGAACGTAATCTGGTCTTCCTGTATCAGCAACATCAACTGTAGCGATTGGTGCTGAAGTTTCAACATTATCATCTGCCATCTTGTTCTCCTATTTGTATTCTTGTTTTGATTATACCCATTAAAAATCTCATACCTTCGATATGAAATAAATGATTGCTAGTTACATTTGGCCCAGCAACTACTTCTGTAGTAATGGATTTTAAGTAATCTAACACATGCTTTCCTTCATCCCCTTTAAACAATGTTGCAAAATGTTTATTTAATTTAGCTTCATTTAAAGCTGACCTTGTATAACCATCAACACTTTTAACTGGAATTTCTTTCTTATTTTTTAACTTGTCCCAACTCATATTAACTTTCTGGAGGAGCTTCTTCTCCTGCCGATTGTTGTAATTGACTCATTCTATCTGCTAATTGTTTTTGCTCTTGTTCATCTCTAATAAGCTTTTCTGGTAAGTTCATTTTTTCTGCTAAATATTTTGCTGTTGCATTTTGATCCACAATTAAATTAATCATTTGTGGGCCAAATGTTCCTGCAATTATTTCATTAAATCTAGTTACATCTGCAACATCTTGTAAATGTTGAGCTTGTGCTAGAGGTGAACGAGGTGCTACTTTAACTTCTCTACCATTTATTTTTGGTACATCTATTCTACCTTGCTTAGATAAAATTCTAATTATTCTTCTTAACAATGGATTAATTAATTCTGATTGTAGTCTTCCAAATGATGCACCTATCTGTCTAGATAAATCTGCCATTCTTTCAGATACTTCAGTAGCTGTCATAGGTGTACCTTCTGGTTTACCTAGAGCTTCCATATATAAAGCTTTTTTAATATTAGCTCTCATGTCATTTAAAACTAATTGAGCAACGTCAAAATTAGATGCTGCTTGTATTGGAGTTAAACCTCTTGATCCTGGTGCAACTGGAATTAAAGATCCTGGTACTAATGAAATGTTATCTGGATTAATTACACCATCATCTTCATAAGTGTAAACACCACTTACAGACATCTGTGCATTTTGTAATATTAATTCTATTGTAAGGTTACAAGTTTTAATTGCAGACATGGCATTAAATACTGGGCCTCTACCATATACTTCTCCAGATGCTTTATTCCATCTAAATACTAAATAAGGATTTGAACCTTCACCTTCATATTCTTCTTCTAATATAATATGTTTAGGATCTTCCATCACTACACAAAATTTATATTTTTCTACATTAGGCTCGTATATTTTATAAACAGCTTCTACAAGTTTAATTTTTTTCTTTTGTTTTAAAGGATCAAAATCTTCTGGTAATTGAGCTTTAGGATATAAGATAAGTATTTCTTCTGGCTTACAATATCTTGTTCTATAAACTGTATCAATTGCTCCATCTGGCCCATTGTTTAAACAGACTCTAGTTAAAGGTATAGATGAAAATTTAATAGGATTAATTGCATCACCTTCTTCAACAAGCATAACTCCTGTACCAATAGCAAGATCCATAAATGCTTCATGTATCTCTTGGTTAAAGTTTGATGTTTGTAATATTTGAAAAACGTAATCTGTAATTTTATCTAGCTCTAAATTAATTTGAGGTTTTTCTTCTTCTGGTATTTCTGATCCAGCTTGAAAATCTGCCCATCTAGCAAACGTAGGAACTATTCCTGCTTGAAGTCTTGATGCAAATTCTTGTACTCCAACTACTGCAGTTTCATCAAAGATTTTATCAGTACGTCTTTGTCCTGGAGATTCATCATAAAATGATTCTCTATTAGGTAAACAATATTCGTATGCTTCTTCAAATCTATCTTTCCAATGATCTTTAATACCTTGAGCTTCTTTATACTTTTTAAGTATTTCAGTTGCTTTATCTTTAGTACCATAATTTGGTGTGTCTGATGTATTTACATATTCCATTAATTAAAAAATCCTCGTTGTCCACCTGTACTAAATAAAGATCTAGATCCTACTAAACCTTTTCTTTTTTTATACGCAGCTTCTTCTTCTTCTGTTGTTTTTGGTTTTGGTTTTTCTGTTTCTGCTTTACTTTCTTCATCTACTTGCATTTCAGTTTTTATTACTGTAGATGAATTATCTTTTCCATAATTAGGATTTACATTTCCATAAGCATCTGTTTGTCCAGACATTCTACTATCTAAATATCCTTTGTATTGTGCTTCTTGTTGTGTTGTATTTAATGATCTAAATTTTTCTAAATCTTTTCCAGTTAAAACTTTGTCTGTATAAAATGTTCTTGTAACTCCAGATCCTTTTTTAAAAAAAGAATTTAAAACTTTACCAGTAGGGCCTTTTATTCCTGGATCTTTTCCTTCATTAAATTTTGATTGCTTATAATCTTCTACAGATTTTTTAACTTCTTTATCTACACCTAAAGATTTTCCATCTTTAAAAGCTTCATATGTAGTTCCTTTTTTTTTACCTGCTTGTTGTTTTCTATCGTAAGTAGATTCACCACTACTATCGCCTGTATTATTATCTGAACTCACTATATTAAATCCTTAATTTCTTCATCACCATCATCTTCAATAGGTTCAATTTCAAAGTCATCTGCAGGTATATCTTTACAAACTGCTTCTAATTGTTGTAAAAACATTTCTTCTGCATCACGATGATCTCTAATTAAATCAATCAATTCTTGAGGTGATTTTTTTTTTTCCTCTATCATGTTTCCAAAATGGCTTATATCCTGCTTTTATCAACGCACAATATAAGTGATGTGGTGTTATTATATACCATTTAAAAAAACCTATTAATCTCATAACAAATGTTACACAAGATAATTCCTTTATACGCATTAAATGCCAATCTTCTTTTTGAGGACAAATCAATATTTTAAAGGGATGAAGTTTATTAAATAAATAATCTGATTGCTTTTTAGTTAATACATTAACCTTTATATTAGCATGAGTAAATTCCATGTTAATCCATTTTTTTAGAACTGTATCATAGTTTAAAGCTCCACAATGACTAAACCCATATGGAGGTTTCCACCACCATAACCATTTTGCATACTTTACAGTTCTAGCATTATAGAAATATATTAGCCATTCTTTTTGAATATGTCCCATATCTTCCTTGATTTTTTAGATTGTCCTGCAAATACATCCCATTCTTTTTTAGCAATGGTTGGTCTTGAAGGATGTTTACCAGTTAACATAGTTCTTCCTTCACCTGCTCCCATCATTAAATATTGTAGAGCATCGTGAACGTGAGAGTATCTATTCTTTAATGGTTTTTCATCATACCTATCTCCAGAAGTTTGAAGTCTTCTGTAATGATAACCACCATTAAAACCTTTCTTTAAATTAATACAATCCGTGTGCATATTAAATCCTGCTTGTCCATCTACTAATCTAGATAAGGTAGCATCAACAGATTCAATTCTTAAAGCAACATCATTAGATGGTGCAGGTAAAGCCTTTAATCCATATTGACGCATAATTTGAAATGGAGTTCTTTCATCTGTTTGGGATCTAAAATCTCCAGAAGGATCTCCATAAATCATAATCTCATAACCTTTATAGAGTTTAGCAATATCCCCTCTCAGTAATTCTGAGAACCTCATTACACCCATATCAAAACAAACTAACTCATTAATAATATTCCATTTTCCTGTAGTAGTCCTCTGACCAAAAACAGCTGCAGGTGTTAGTCCAAAATCAATTCCAATCCATATAGGTTGGTTAGGAATTAATGCTATTGGATTTTTGGTAACGTGTAATTCTTCTTTGAAGCTATGGTAAACAGGTTTACCTTCTTCAATAGAACCTAGTTTATTTAAAACATAAACATCGATCCATCCTTTTGTTTTACCCCTAATAATATTTGGATAATATTTTGGGGTTATATTTTTTTTATTTTCTGCTTTGTCATTAGGATCATAAGCAGTAGTCATTCCGTCTTTATCTTTTTTTTCTAGCAATGCTGGAGGTTGAGTATGGAAACTCCAGTTATCTGGTTTGATTAACATTAAAGCTTCTTCTCTAGATATGTGATCTGGTACTGGAACATCACCAGACATAATAGCCCACCAATGATCTTCTTCTGGAGCATTAGTATCAGCTATAACGCCATACCAAGATGCACCACCATCTCGCATAGACGGAAAACGCCCCACACGCATAGTACAAGCATCAATAATACTCTTAGGTATTTCCCTCGCTTCATTAACCCAAACACCTGTAAGCTCCAATGATAATAATTTTTTAACATCTTCTGGTCTATCAAGTGCTAAGAACAGCACTTCCATGTCCAATTCTCCTTGGTTAATCCTATGCGTATAAGGAACAGACCAAGCAAAATCTCCCCACTTATCTTCTGGAAACCAATCTATCCACGTCTTGATCGTGGTAGTTTTTAGTTGTGGGTTAT